GACAAGCTCGACAAGCGGCAGCTCCCGCTGCGAGCGACGAACATCGCCCGCGGCATCGTGCCGGCCGGTCACACGAAGCTGACCGCGTTCGTTGACGTGCAGGACCGGCTTTTGTACTGGCTGGTCGCCTCGTGGTCGGAGTCGTTCGGCGGGCACGTCGTCGCCTACGGGGCACATCCCGATCAAGGCGCGTCGTTCTTCGAGGCCGGATCGGCTCGGAAGACGCTGGCTCTCGCCTCGCCAGGGGCAGGCTTTGAGGCGGCGCTACGTGCCGGCCTAGACGAGACGGCGCGGCTCTTGCTGGCCCGCGACTGGCAGCGGGAAGACGGCGTGCCGATGCGAATCTCGCAACTCATGGTCGATGCGAACTGGGGGCAATCAACGGCGGTGGTGCGGAACTTCGCCCGGTCGTCACCGTTTGCGGCGCAGATCCTGCCGAGCCGCGGCAAGGGTGTCGGGGCATCGGGGACGCCGATGGGGCCGCGGAAGAATCGCGGCGATCGTGCCGGCCTGAATTGGCTTGTCGGCAAGACGGCCGAGGGCACGCAGATCGAAGCGGCCTACGACACGAACTTTTGGAAGACGTTCGTCTCCGGCCGTCTGCGGCTCGGGCTCGGCGATCCGGAAGCGATCATGCTGCACGCCGGCAATCACGAGATGCTGATCGAGCACCTCGTCGCCGAGTTCCCGGTACGTGTCGAGGCCCGCGGCCGGAGCGTGGACGAGTGGAAGTCGGTTGCCCGCGAGAATCACTGGTGGGACTGTCTCGTCGGGTGCGCCGTCGCGGCGTCGATTACCGGCCTCGAGCCGGCCGCCAGCGAGGGCGGATTCCGGAAGCGGAAGAAGGTCAGCATCCCCGCCGGCCCTGACGGCAAGCGGGTGATCGTCACGCGACGCCACAAGGCGTAGCCACACCCCCTCTCGATCCGTTGCCGTCTCCGCGACTTTGGAGGCATGAGCGACGAACTTGCATCGAAGATCGATTCCGTGGCGCAGGGGCCGGCGTCTGTCCGCACCGACGCGGGCGAAGTCGTCGCGCAGTCGATCCCCGACATGATCGAGGCCGACAAGTACCTCGCCGGCCGGAACGCTACAGCCGCCAGCAACGCTCACCGCGGGCTCCGCTTCAACAAGATCATTCCTCCGGGGACGACTTGAATGGGGCTTGCCAACCTCATCCGTACCGGCCGCTGGTCGCCTCCGAAGAAGGCGATTCAGGTCGTCCGTCCGCTCGCACGGGCGCGGTTCGACGCTGCCCAGACCAGCGACGACAGCCGGCACTGGGCGAACGCCGACGCGCTCTCGGCCAACGCCGCTCTCACGCCGGAAGTGCGGCGGATTATCCGCAATCGTGCCCGGTACGAGCGGGCGAATAACGCCTACGTCCACGGGATCTGCGTCACGAAGTCCAACGACCTCATCGGCACCGGGCCGCGAATCCAACTCGACACCGGCAACGCCGATTCCGACCGCGCTATCGGCCGGGCGTTTTTCGATTGGTCGTGGTCCGTACGCCTGGCCGACAAGCTCCGCACCGCCACCGAGGCCCGCGTCCTCGACGGCGAAGCGTTCTGCATGTTCTTCACGAATCCCCGGCTCGACTTGCGGGGCGTGCAGCTCGACCTTCGGCTGATCGAGGCCGACCAAGTCGCCTCGCCGGCCTACGACTACCAGCAGACGATCTCGCCTGACGGCTCGCTCGTGGACGGCGTCGAGCTTGACCGGCACGGCAACGTGATCGCGTACCACGTTCTCACGTCGCACCCCGGCTCCAACTTCCTCATCGGGATCAACGAGTACGACACGATCGTCGCCGAGAACATGCTGCACTGGTTCCGGCCGACCCGGCCCGGCCAGCACCGCGGGCTTTCGGAACTGACGCCGTGCCTGCGGCTGACGGCGAACATGCGGCGGTACACCGAAGCGGTGATCCGCGCCGCGGAGATCGCTGCCGACCTCGCAGCGTTCGTCCACAGCAACTCGCCGGCCGCCCAGGTGGACGAGGTGGACGCCTTTGCCGCGATCGAGATCGAGAAGGGCACGCTGACCACGCTGCCGGAAGGCTGGGACATTTCCCAGCTCAAGGCGGAACAGCCCACCAACACGCACCAAGCCTTCACGCGAACGATCCTCAGCGAGATCGCACGGGGCGTGAACTTGCCGTATTACAAGGCCGCCTTCGACGCGAGTTCCTACAACTACTCGTCGGCCCGCCTGGACGGCCAACTGCACGAGCAGAACGTCCGCGTCGAGCGGGACGAACTCGAGCGGGCGTGGCTCGACCGCATCTTCCGCGAGTGGCTCGACGAAGCCCTTCTCGTCCCCGGCATGATTCCCGCCGGCCTGCCGCCGGCCTCGGAATGGAATTGGGCGTGGGTCTGGGACGGCCGCGAAGGCGTCGATCCCAACAAGGAAGCCAACGCCACCGAGACGAAGCTGGCAACGCTCACGACGAGCCTCGCCGCCGAGTACGCCCGGCAGGGGAAGCAATGGGATGTCGAGCTTCGGCAGATCGCTGCCGAGCGGCAGCTTATGGCGGAACTGAACCTGTCGATCGGCAACCGGCCGTCGCAGGTCGTCGTGCCCCAGGCGGAAGCTGTGGCCGCCGCCGGCGAGCCGGGCGTGATCGCCGAAGAGTCGTACAAGCCGACGGCGGAGATGGCCGACGAGGCCGAACGCGGCCTTGCCTGGCGTCGTGAGTTTAACCGCGGCGGCACCGAAATCGGCGTGGCCCGTGCCCGCGACATCGCCAACGGTCGGCCGCTGTCGCTCGACACCGTCAAGCGGATGGCGAGCTACTTCGCCCGGCACGAGGTGGACAAGCAGGGCGAAGGCTGGAGCCCCGGCGAGGACGGCTACCCGTCTGCCGGCCGCATTGCCTGGGCGCTATGGGGCGGCGATCCCGGCCGCACGTTTGCCAATTCGATCACCGAGGAGGCCAACGCATGAGCAACCTTTTGCTTCGTGCCGATGTGCGATTCCTGACCGCCGACGCTTACGGCGAGGCTGAAAGTCTATCGACGCCGCGGATTCCGCGGTTCTCGATGGTGGGCTACACCGGCGGCATCATCCGCCAGGCGTGGAGCCGCGAGCCTGTCGTCATCGATCTCGCTGGCATGACTGTGCCGTCGGTGATCCCGATCGTCTTCGGCCACGACTACGCCCTTGAGTCGGTCCTCGGTCAGGGCACCGGCACCGTCGGCGATCAGCTCGTCATCGACGGGTCGATCCTGGCTCAATGCGAAGCGGCCATGCAGGTCGTCCAGCTCGGCGACCGCGGCTACCAGTGGCAAGCATCGGTTGGCGCTGACGTGGACGAGCAGACGCTCGTCGGGTCTGGCGACACCGTCACCGTCAACGGCCGGACCTTCGAAGGTCCGGTGCGAATCGTCACGCGTTCCACGCTGCGGGAATGCTCGTTTGTCACGCTCGGGGCCGATGCAGCGACGGCCGTCACTATTACCGCGAAAGCGGGGGAGTCTCCCATGAACGATGAGACGAAGGCCGCCGACGGTATGCCGACGGGGCCAGCGCAGAGCGAAGAGCACGGCGGCGCAATGCCGACCGGACCCAGCGACGTGGCGAGTGCCGCTCCGAAGATCGACGTTCAGTCGATCCGCGAGCAGATCGTGGCCGAGGTGAAGGGCGAGCTGCTCCAGTCGCTCCGCGACGGGCGTGGGCCGGCGATTCACGCCAGCAAGCCGGCCCTCGACGACGATCAGGTGACGATCGCCGCCATGCAGATGGTCGGCGGGCTCGGCAAGCAGATCGAAGCCAAGCACGGCGATTCTCCGATGGTCGAGGCCGCTGCCAAGCGGTCCCGCACGATCGGCCTGCAAGACGTGCTTCTCAGCGCAGCTCGCAAGGGCGGCTACGACGGGGCTCAGAAGGTCAACGCATCGAATGTGGCGGTGGTGCTGCGGGCGGCTTTCGCCACGCACAACATCTCCAACATCCTCGCAGCGACCTACGGCAAGTACCTGCTGTCCGGGTTCGAGGCCGTCGAGTCGGTCTGGGAGCAGATTTCGCTCGTGCGTCCGCTGAACGATCTCAAGGCCGCCACCGGGGTTCGCCTCGACGGTGGGTTCGTGTTCGACGAAGTGGGCGGCGACGGGAAGCTCAAGAGCGCTGATGCCGGCGATGCGGCCCGCACGCTCCAGGCGAAGACCTACGGCCGGATGTCGTCCATCACCCGGACTGACATCATCAACGACGATCTCGGGGCTCTGACGGCGGTACCCCGCCGGCTCGGTCGCGGTGCCGCGCTCAAGTTCAACCAGGTGTTCTGGGCGGCGTTTGAGGCGTCCAACTCGAGCTACTTCCAGGGTGCGACGGCCGGTGCCGGCAACGCCTTGGCGATCGGCTCGGTCGAGACGGCTTACGGTGCCTATCGGTCGCTCACCGATCCGGACTCGGCTCCCCTCGGCATCACGCCGAAGATCCTCCTCGTGCCGGTGGGACTGCGGATCACGGCCGACAAGATCCAGACGGGCAACACGCTCCTTGCGTCGTCGCTCGGCTCGACCTCCGGCAAGGTGCTCGAGCCCCAGGCGAACGTCCTCGCCGGGAAGTTCACGATCGTCGATTCGGCCTACCTCACCTCCACTTCGACGTGGTGGCTGGCGGCCGACCCGGCGGACCTCCCGACGATGGAAGTTGGTTTCCTCAACGGTCAGCGTCAGCCGACCGTCGAGCAGGCCGAGGCCGACTTCGACACGCTCGGTATCCAGGTTCGCGGATATTTCGACTTCGGTGTCAGCAAGGCTGAAAGCCGCGCTTGCTACCGCATGGCCACTGCCTGATCCGAGCCAGCGTAATCCGTGCCCGGCGGGCCTGGGATGTCCAGGCCCGCCGGGGTGACGCTCAACCAAATCATCCACAGTAGAGGTATCGAATCATGGCGACTCTCAAGAGCGAATCGGGTGTCTGGGATTACACGCCGGCGACCGCGAAGGCGGTCGGCGATGTGGTCATTCTCGGAAAGATCGTCGGCGTTGTCTGCCGGCCGATCGCGGCCAACACCAAGGGTGCGTTGACCACCGACGGAATCTTCACGTTCGACAAGGTCACTGGCGGGGCGCTCACGGCCGGTGCCGTGGCCTACCTGCACTCCAACCTGAAGGTGACCGGCTCCGCGACCACGACCGGCATCGCTGGCATCGTGGCCGTCGATGCGGCTGCCGGCGACACGACCGTCGATGTCGATATCAACCACGGGTCGATGTACGACCTTAACGCCACCGGCCCCGCCTGAGCTGGATTCATCCCGCAAGCCGCCGGCGGTCGCCTCTCCTCGGGCACCGCCGGCGGTCTTGTGTCTTGGAGGTTATCCGTGGCCGACATGCTTTCCGACGGTGCCGCGTGGCTCGCCGACCAGTTCGCTGCGTCGGCGTCGCTCACCGTGGCATACAAGCGCGGCGCGAACTCGTCGCAGTTCGTCGCCACGATCGGAAAGAGCATGTTCGAGTCGTCGGGGCAGAACGGCGTGACGGAGCAGTGGGAGAGCAGGGACTACATCGTCAAGACGGAGGATCTTCCGTACGGCGAGCCGCTGCGTGGTGATCTGATCGTCGAGGACATCGGTGGTGTGTCGGTCTTCTATGAAGTCGCCGCACCTCGAGGCGTGCCGCTGTTCCACTACGGGGATGCGTTTCAGCACCTCGTCCGCGTCCACACGAAGCGGGCAGACAAGGATCAGACGTACATAATCACGGACCAGGGCGAAGAGATCGTTGTCCCGCTGACCGCTCAAGGGTGACATCATGCCGCTCTTCAAGCGAGTCGATCAGTTGCCCGCGGCGACCGGCGTCACCGGCAGCGACTTTCTGATCCTCTCGCGGCCGTCCGGCCCGACAGGCACGGTCGGCACGCGGGCGGCGACGCTGTCTCAGCTCCTGACGTTCCTCAACACCAACGGCGGGGCCACCGGACCCACGGGCAGCTCTGGGGCCGCGGGAGCCGCGTCCACGGTGACCGGGCCGACTGGCGTGCCGGGCAGCAACGGGGCAGCAGGAAGCAACGGATCGGCCGGGGCCACGGGGCCGACGGGCGCGGCGGGGGCCGCGGGCAGCAACGGCAGCAACGGTGCCGATGGCCCGACCGGCCCGACCGGAGGTCCCGGTGCCGCCGGCAGCAACGGTGCCGCCGGGGCCACCGGCCCGACCGGCCCCACGGGCATCGTCTTCAGCTACGGCACGGCCTACCCGACGGGCGGGAATGCGGGCGACCTTTACCTACGTCATTCGTGAGGCCGCAATGAATCTGTCCGCTCTCGCCGCGAAGATCCGCGAGCCGCAATACGCCGGCCTCTCCGACCAGCTCGTTGCCGACGCGGTCAACGGGCTCCGCGTGTCTGTTCGTCGGCTCGTCCCCTGTGACCTCGTCATGCAGGCCGCAATGGAGGGCAAATGGTGGGCAAAACTTGTGGACGGAAGAACATCGACAAACGACGAACTGCGTGGGTTGTGCATCACCACGCTTGATTGGATTTGCGACAAGTCGGGGAAAATCAAGAACGTCGATATGGACCGTGAATCCGTCGTGGAGATGCGGTCCGCGCTGGTCCAGGCGGGCATCTGTTCGCAGCCTCAAGCCGACGCGCTGTCGGCTCTGGCCGATGCGTCGATCCCGTGGACGGAATCGGTGGGGCTGCCAGAGATCGGCATCGGCTTGGTAATCAACGCTCGGAGGTCGATCAATGGCTGATTTGAAGTTGGCATACGGCACCGCGAGCGACGTGACGATCACGCTGGCAAGCCTTGCGAGCGACACGAATCTGTTGACCGGCCGCGAGTCAGCGGCGGTTGATAACACGTCGTCGCTTGTTCTCGACTACCTCGTCTCGGGAAAGATCACGGCGGGAACAGCGCCGACGAATACCGGATCGAAGAGCATCGAGGTGTGGGCGATTGGGTCTTGGGATGGCACCAACTGGCCTGACACGATGGATGGAACTGACTCGGGCGAAACATTCACATCGGCCGACATCAAGGCGAGCGTCTGCCGGTTCGTCGCGGCGATGGCTTGCGACACGACAGCCGACCGACCCTACTTTTTCGGGCCGGTGTCGCTCGCGGCTGCGTTCGGCGGAACGCTGCCGCCGAAGTTCGTGTTCTTCGTGACGCACAACCTGCGGACTTCCGTACCCGCTGGCGTGGCGCTGAATAGCACCGCCGGTAATCACCAGATTCGGCTCCAGCCCGTTTTCCAGACGATCAGCTGATGTCGCGTCACGAATACCCATCGCTTCGCCAGGGGCTCGTCGGGGCGTGGTGCCCGTCGCTGGGTGCCAGCGGCCTGTCGTTGATCGACAGGAGCGGGCTAAACAATCACGGCGCGCTCGTCGGATCAATCACGGCAGCACCGAACGGATTGGCTGCCGATCTCTCGACAAGCCAGTATCTCGACGTTGGCAGTGCGTCCCGCCTTTACCAGTCGCTCACGTCTGCGACGATCTCAA